GGCTGCTGGTGGTTTAATGGCTGCAATTAAAAAAGTAGATAAGAAGAAAAAAGGTATGGCTGCTGGTGGTATGATGAAGAAAAAAGGTATGGCTGCTGGTGGTATGATGAAAAAAGGTTACTCAAAAGGTGGTAAACTCCGTGGTAACGGTATAGCAACCAAGGGTTTTCGTGCTGGCAAAATGGTAACGATGAGTGGTTCGTAAATGGCTAAAGACCCAAAAACTGGCACGGGTAAAAAACCAAAAGGATCAGGCCGTAGGCTTTATACTGATGAAAATCCAAAGGATACTGTAGGTATAAAGTTTGCCACTACTGCTGATGCTAGAGCAACTGTAGCTAAAGTAAAAAAGGTAAACAAGCCGTTTGCTAGAAAAATACAGATACTTACGGTTGGTGAGCAAAGAGCCAAAGTTATGGGTAAAACTGAAGTCGCAAAAATTTTTCGTCAAGGAAAAGAAAGTATAAGGAAGGCTAAGAAAAATGCCTAAAGACGCTTGTTATCATAAAGTAAAATCTCGTTATAAAGTCTTTCCAAGCGCATATGCTTCAGGAGCTATCGCTAAATGCCGGAAAGTTGGTGCTTCCAATTATGGTAAGTCTTCTAAAAAGAAAGCTGCTGGTGGAGTTGTAAAGCTTTCCGGTGGTGGACTAGCCAGAAGAAAACGACCTTCAAATAAAAAAGGTGTTGCTAGGGGTTGTGGTATAGTACAAGAAAATCGCCGTAAAGTTACACAATATAGATGAGTAAAGAATGGCAGTACGTAAAACAAAAGAAGGCTTGGCTCTTAAGAGATGGTTCAAAGAAGATTGGAAAGACGTATCAACGGGGAAGGCATGTGGGCGTCGCAAAGGTGAAAAACGGGGTACTCCATATTGTCGCCCCTCCAAACGCGTTAGTTCAAAGACTCCCAAGACCTCTGGAGAAATGTCCTCCACCGAAAAAAGAAAACGAATTAACCAAAAGAAACGACTTGGACAGCCAGCAGGAAAACCAAGAAGAGTAGAATCAGCACGGCGAAAAAGGAAAAAATAAATGGCTACGTCAGGCACTACCGCATTCGATATGGATTTTACGGAGATTGCAGAAGAAGCATGGGAACGTGCTGGACGTGAAATGCGGTCAGGATATGATTTACGCACTGCTCGTAGGTCTATGAATCTAATGACAATTGAGTGGCAGAATCGCGGTATTAATATGTGGACTATTGATAGCGGTACTATATCTTTAACTTCAGGTACTTCTCAATACAATCTTCCTGCAGATACTGTAGATTTACTGGATCATGTAATTCGTACTAATGCTGGTAATGCTGCTACACAATCTGATCTTACTATAAGTCGTATTGGTGTAAGCACTTACTCATCTATCCCTAACAAGTTAACAACTGGCAGACCAATACAGGTGTTTGTAGAAAGACTAGCTACACAACCTAGAATTAATGTATGGCCTGTACCAGACAGCAACATCTATACATTTGTGTACTTTCGTATGAGACGTATTGAAGATGCTGGAAATGGTGTAGAAACAGCAGATATGACTTTTAGATTTTTACCCTGTCTAGTAGCAGGGTTAGCGTACCATATATCTATGAAAGTGCCTGAACTTGTAGGTAGAGTAGAGATGTTAAAAACTGCATATGATGAACAATATAATCTAGCTGCAGGTGAAGATAGAGAAAAAACTTCTGAACGTTATGTACCCCGTATTGCTAGGATTTAGTTATGTCAAATAGATTTGCGTCATTAAAAAGAGCAATAGGTGAATGTGATATATGCGGTTTTCGTTACAAATTACGAGAGCTACGTAATATAGTAAGAAAAGGTAATGATACTAATTTAAAAGCATGTCCCTTTTGTTTTGATGGTGATCATCCACAAAATGAGTTAGGTATGTTTCCTGTAGACGATCCACAAGCTATAAGAGATCCTAGACCAGACTTTGTTGGGTATGCAAAAAGTAGATCAGTTGTATATACAGGATCATTAGATAACAAACTACAGTTTGTAATGACCGCATCTGTAGGTTCAGTCACGGTAACAACTTCATAGGAGTGTATTATGAATAGAGCAAATATGGGTAAGCAAACAAAATCAGGTGGTTTTCCTGACCTTACAGGTGATGGTAAAGTTACAAAAAAAGATATACTAAAAGGTCGTGGAGTAGAAGGTTTTAGCGCAGGTGGTGGTATTAAGATACGTGGTACGGGCGCAGCTACTAAAGGAACTATGGCTCGTGGGCCTATGGGGTAAGTTATGAACTATACAAGTTTAAAAGCAAATGTAGAAGATGTGTGTGAACAGACGTTTACAGCAGATCAACATGCTTTATTTACGCAGCAGGCAGAACAGTTAATTTTTAATTCTGTCGAGCTACCTTCGCTACGTAATGTAGATAGTGGCCCTCTTACCGCTACTAACAAACTTTATACAACCCCTACAGGATATCTATACACTTATAGTCTAGCTGTAATCAGTAATAGCACTTCAACTTACCTATTAAATAAAGATGTAAATTTTTTAAGAGATGCTTTTCCTGTTAATACTAGTGCAAAATATGGACTACCAAAATTCTACGCATATCATGGGACTACTGGATCTACCGTTCAATTAATGTTAGCACCAACTCCTGATCAAAATTATGAGATAGAACATATATTCGCTAAGTATCCTACATCTATAGTATCTGCTGGTAGCACTTATTTAGGAGACATTTTTGACACTGCTCTTATTAACGGAGTATTAATGGAAGCTATTAAGTTTCAAAAAGGTGAAGCTGATATGGTTGCTATGTATGAAAAACGATACTTACAAGCTATTAAGTTAATGCAAAGAACCGCAGATGGTAAGTTACGTCAAGATGTGTACCGTTCTGGGCAATCTCGTGCGGATGTAAATTAAGGTAAATTATGGCTATCACTCAAACACTATGCACATCTTTTAAAGTTGCTCTTTTAAATGGAGAGATGGATTTTAGCAGTGATACAACACAAACATTTAAGATTGCTTTGTATACATCTAGTGCAACTTTAGATGCTACAACCACAGCGTACTCTACAACTAATGAAGTTAGTGGCACTGGGTACACAGCAGGAGGTAATACGCTCAGTATAGCTTCTAGCCCAACATCATCAGGTATTACAGCGTTTCTAGATTTTTCTGATACGACTTGGAGTTCTTCTTCTGTAACTGCTAGAGGAGCTTTAATTTACAAATCTGCAACAGGTAATCCTGCCATAGCAATAATTGATTTTGGAGAAGATAAACAAACAAGTTCTGCAGATTTTGTTATTGGGTTTCCTTCTGCAGATAAGACAAATGCTGTAGTTCGTATTGAGTAATTGCAGTTTGTATAAGTTAAGTGTATTAGTATTAGTATTTGTGAGGTTTTATAATGGCAACTCAATTTAGCACTCTTTTAAAACTAGCCTTACCAGTTCAAGGTGAGTTAGCCGGAACATGGGGGGATTTGTTAAACGCTAGCGTAACCAACATGATTGAGGAAGCTATAGCAGGTTCCGCAACTATCAATACTTGGAGTGGTAACTCTGCTACGTTAAGCACCGCAAATGGTTCTACAGCAGAATCTAGAGCCGCTATATTAAATCTTACTGACACAGGAACTTCTTTATCAGGTGCAGCTACAGTTATTGTTCCTGCCCTTAGTAAAATATTTATTGTAAAAAACGGCACTGCACAGACAGTAACAGTTAAGACATCATCAGGAACTGGTATCGCTATTACAGCAGGTGAGACAGGACATGTGTACTGTGATGGCACTAACGTTGTTGAAAGTCTTAACTATGTGGCGGGTGACTTTGGTGTTGGTGGTAATCTTACAGTAACAGGCACTACTACGTTTAACGGCGGCACAGTAACTCTTGGTGATGCAAATACTGATAATATTGTGTTTGGCGGTGAAATAGATTCAAATATCATACCCGACGATGATAACACGTATGATTTAGGTAGTGCTTCTAAAGAATGGAAAGACATATACATTGATGGTATAGCATACCTAGATGCTATAAATTTTAATGGCACAGCGATTACATCTACAGCAGCAGAACTTAATATATTAGATGGTGTAACATCTACAGCAGCAGAACTAAATATCTTAGACGGTGTAACATCCACAACAGCAGAGTTAAATATTTTAGATGGTGTAACATCTACTGCAGCAGAGTTAAATATTTTAGATGGTGTAACATCCACAACAGCAGAACTTAATATATTAGATGGTGTAACATCTACCGCAACGGAATTAAACATTGTAGACGGGAACACAAGTGCAACATCTACCACTGTAGCGGATGCAGATAGAGTTGTCCTTAATGATAACGGAACTATGGTACAGGTGGCAGTTACAGACTTGGCTGCTTATTTTGATGATGAGATTACGGCTATGCCTAATCTTGTTACTACAGCCGCTACTACTGTAGGCGCATTAAATTCTGGTTCTATTACGTCTGGCTTTGGTACGATTGATACTGGTTCATCAACAATCACAACCACTGGACTAATATCTGGCGGTTCACTTGATATTGATAACGTACTTATCAATGGTACAACTATAGGTCATACCGATGATACAGATTTACTTACTTTAGCTAATGGTCTTGTTACTGTAGCTGGAGAAATATCTGTTACTACTTTAGATATAGGTGGTACAAACGTAACAGCCACAGCCGCAGAACTTAATATATTAGATGGTGTAACATCTACAGCAGCAGAACTTAATATATTAGATGGTGTAACATCCACAACAGCAGAGTTAAATATTTTAGATGGTGTAACATCTACAGCAGCAGAGTTAAATATTCTAGATGGT